GGTTGGGCTAAGCTTCGTGGACGGAACTACCAGTGTTCGAACTTCCGCGGAAGCGGATCTAGAAAACTGGTTAGGTACATTGAACCCTGCTGATTATAATATAACGCAGGATAGTCATGCTACCGCCCGTTGGATTTACGAAGGGTATAACCGATCTGCTTTGTCAGGTTGGCCAATGCCCGGGGTTTATTTCAACTCCGACCCGTTGGGGCTGAACAAAGACGGGAGTGATCGGGCCTTTAAAGCCCTTGCTCTCGCGATTGTGACGCTTAAATAACTTTCAAGGTCACTGTACCGCTCGACAACGAGCTTCCACCTCCTTATATAGAAAGGGAGACTCTATGTCCGCAAGGGCTAATTTGGTCATCAATGACCGAGCTGCAACTCCTGTTGCGCACACTTTCAGCCCCGATGGCGATGACGCCAACGGAGTTCACGTCTTCAGCGAGAAGACGAGCGTTCCGGCCGGGAACCCGCGGTTTACCGCGAGTCTCCGGCGTACGAACGGAAAGTATCGACCAACGCTGCGATTTCAGCTCCCCGTAGTGCAAACGCAAACGATTGACGGGATTTCAAACCCGGTAGTCGTCCGCACCGCATTCGCGGAACTGAATTTCACGTTCGACGAGTTGTCCACAACGCAGGAGCGGAAAGATGCTGTTGGCTTTATCGCCAACACGCTTTCCACCTCGCAAACGCAGATTAACGACCTTCTGGTCGATCTGTCTGACATTTACTAGGTCTTTCCTAGAGTGTCGGAGGGAAGGGTACCACCCCAACCCCGTGGAACAACACGTCCGCGGTTAGCTCAGCTAACCGATGGACGCGTCTTGGCCTTTTTCGCATTTGCGATAACGGCTTTATGCTTACGGAATCCAGAAGGGACCGAACAATGCATAAGCGTGCTCAGAAGCCTAATCGGAGTCGACGTGTCAAGCTGAATGCTAACACGCGGATTTCCGAGTCGGACGCAGTTACCATTCGAGAACTTACTAATTTTCTCGATGGCCAGGAAGACTTTGCTTCATGTTATCTACGTACTGAGTACTTAAGCAAATATTGCTCTGAGGACTTGGTCCCTGCGGGTGAACGGCGTGATGCCGCAATCCGTAAGTGGATGGCCACTGAACGAGTCAACGCCGAAACAAATCGGCGTCTTCGTGGAATGGACCGTGGGTATAATATACTCCCGCGTGTTACATTTTACACGTTCCTGGGGTTCGCGCAAAGACTCATATCGGAGATATTAGGACCCTTGACCAACGAGTTGGTCTTGGGGTCCTTCTCCGGTGGAGCTAGCACGAGTCGCCGCCGAACTGAGAGCCTTCCGGCTCTTAAGTTCACCGGCCAGGCCGATGTTACAGAGGGAGCAAGTATCTACGTTGATTTACTTCATCGTGAGGTACCTTTGTTCCGAGAGTTGGGCATCTTTTACAACCTTAGGGAAGTAAAAGGGGCTAAGCTCTTCAC